CCTCCTGGGACGCTTTTGACGGTTACCGCCTTGGGAATCTCCCCAAGGATTTCAAGGGCGTCTGCGGCCCATTCTGAAGGTAAGTCAGCCATCTGTAATTAGCGGACTGTCAACAAAAGGAGAAGCCCACCCCCGTGGGGATGGGCCTCTCGGCATTTTCGCTGGTGGAGGCTGTTAACGGCCTCCTAAATCCCCACCTATTAGGTGAAGATGATACGCTGGAGAGCCGCAGGGTTACCGACAGCCGTACCCTGGAGCCAGACGGCCTGCATATTGTGCGTGCCCATCTGCCAGTTGTAGAAGTAACGGAGAGCGAAGGTAAAGCCGCTTTCTGGGTCGGTCACATTCATCTGTTCGCCACCGCCCGTGGTCGGGCTGGCAGGAACACGGGTGACGATGACCAAGCCTTCCTTGCAGGAAGCGATACCGTTCAGACCTTCCGAGGAAGGGGTGCCTAGGCCGCTGAAACCATTGAACTCGCTGACGCCGAAGCCGTGGAGTTTCTTGTCGATGGCGTTGTTCTGGATAACATCCGAAACACCGTACGAGAAGGTCTGGGCAACGGAAGGGTCTTGGACGAGTTGACCGAGAGCATCGGGCGACAGGAGAAGGTGACGATCGTTGTGAGGCAAGTTAGCCTTCGTGAGCGAGGTAGCGGCGGCGGCAACCGAAGTACGAGCAAACGAACCGATAGCACCGTTGTAAGCCTTGGTAGCAAAAGCGGCGTTGGTCACCTTGCCGAGAACTGCGTTGTAAAGCGACAACTGGATGGCGTTGGCCATAGGAGCCATGAACAGACGGCGGAGGCGTTCCAGCGAGAGCGTGGAGGCTTCGAAGTCCGTGAATGCAACATCGACATAATCGGGTTCTTCAAGGGTGATGGCCACATCGGTCGAGGTAGCGGCGGTTGGGACGAAACCGTTAGCGGGGTTATACTTCGTGGAAGTAAACGAACCAGCGTAGCGGGTGTGAACGGTGGAGCCTCGTTCAGCGACATAGGAACCGAAGTCCGTAACGGCGATCTTGGTCAGCGGTACGAGTTCGGGGACGAGCGTGCGGAGGGATTCTTCCGCAACGAGTTGGAGCGTTAAGCCACCAATGGAGTTGGACATATTAGTATATTACGGGGTTAAGGTTAAGGAAAATTAGGAGACGGTACCAGTCACCTTTTCGTACTGACTTGCAGAGATTTCAGTACGATAGCGATGGGTGAAGCCGATTTCAAAAGCCATCGGGCCACCAGGAGGGGAGGTTTCCGTGAGTTTGACTTGGAAGGAAAGATTGGTGACGCCGCTGTTAGCGTCAGCGTCAGCAACGATAGCCGTCCAGTTGTCGGTCAAAAGAGTGCCGATTTCGGCAGTAAGGGTAGCGGGAAGTGCCATAAAGAATTACTTGAGTCCAGAAGCACGCAGGATCGCAGGGCGATTCTTCGTGTAGAAGGCGGAAGCGGCCTTGGCGTCCTTTTGCTTGAGGGTGACCCATTCATCGGCAAGTTCCTGGTCGTTCTTGGCAGAGACTGCCACATCAGACGGGGAAACTTCGACAGGGTTAACACCAACAGAGGCCACGATGTTAGCGGCCTTCTTGCCAGCCGACTCATGTGCGGCCTTGGCTTGAGCGAGTTCGCTTTGGAGGTTCTTGATGATGGACTCCGACTCGGCAAACTTGGAAGTGATTTCGATGAGGGTGGCTTCCTTGGAGGAAAGAATGGCATCCAGTTCGGAAACCTTCGTTGCTAGTTCGGCCACTTCAGCGACCTTGGATTCCACTTCCGTGGACTTACCCGTGAAGGCCGCTTGGAGGGAGTTGAACCGTTCTTCGAGAGACAATTTGCTCATTTTGGAATTAGCGAGGTGTCAAGTTACGCCTTGGTCTTTTCGTCCGTGATAATCGGATTACAGCCAGGTTCGTTGGGAAGTTCTTTTTCTTCTTCCTCATCTTCATCAGAATCGGTGCCGTCCTCATTCTTCTTCTTTTTCTTCTTCTTGTCGCCAGAAATAGGGGCAGAGCCGTCCTCGTCCTTGCCCTGCTCGGGCGTGACTTCGGCGGAGGCGTTCATGGCGTAGGTGGCCGTATTCCCAACGGAAGGCTCTGCACCTTCAAAGGCTTCGTACATTTCTTCGCTGATATATTTGAGCAGATCGTCAAAGGTGTCCTTGATGCCCGTTACAAGCAGTTTGGAGGCGGCAAGACGGCCAGACCAGCATTGGCCCTGCATATCTTCAACCTTGGCCATTGAACGGGTGGACAAGACATCTGCGATAAACCAATCGTGGGTTTCTTTCACATCGGCGTTAAACAACGCTCTTTGCTCTGGGGTAGTATCGGTTCCAGGGTAGCCAGCGGCCTTTGCCCAGCCAGACTTAAAGAGTTCAATCTTGTAGCCTTCCATTTCGTAAGCCTTGGCTTCGTTGAGAAAACCCATAAAGCAACCGATGTTGGCTACAATGGACGAACCGCTGACCCAGACTTCATCGCATTGAGAAAGAAGCCAATAGCCGCCCGAGCAAGCCTGCTTGCAAGTCCAGCCAATGGTACGCTTCTTACACTTGCGGATACGCTTGGCTAGTTCTGGGACGCCCGTGACGGTACCGCCAGGGGAGTCCACATCAAAGATAATTACCTTGATGTTGTCGTCACGCTCGGCGTCCTCAAGCATTTCCTCGATGTCCTCAACATCGCAATAGCCTGTCATCTTGTCGATTTCGCTGATGCCATTACCGATCACGCCCTTGATGGGGATGACGGCAAGTCCAGCGTTCTTGGCCATCTGGGGGCGTGGGCCGAATACCATCTCTAGCATATCCTCTAGCGAGGAGTCTGCTTTGATGGAGGTAGGGTCAAACTTGGCAACCCGTTCAAGGTGTGCCTTGGCTTTGTAGGACTCGATAAGCATCGGAGTCCCCGTGAAGTAGGCGGTGGAAAGGTTATTCATCTTCGGTTTTGTTAGAGGGGTCTTTGCTTACATTCGGGTCATCTAGGTCAGTTTGGATTTTCTCGCCGTCATCCATCTTGTCCTGTTCCCTCTCGTCATTACTCTTGTACGCATTGTCCACATCGGACGGTGCCACATTCTCGGGCATGATAGCGGAGGAAACTTGGAGGTCGAACTCATCGGCCAATTCCTTGAAGTGAGCCTTTTCAGCAAACAATTCACGGGCGACCGCCTTGGGGTCATTACCCATTTCAAGTTGATGTTGTGTCCAGGTCTTTAGTCCAGCCTTGATGTCAGCACGATTGGCGATGGCGTCACGGCCAGTATCAACGGTGACACGGCGGGGAGTAGTCCAGCCAACTCGGTGCCAATAATCGTTAGCGGGTAGGATGCCATCCTTGATGGCGTTACCGATTACATATCCCCACACGGGAGTTAGTAAGCGTTGCATTAGAATGGACTGGCGATGCTGGAACTTGCGATCAGCCTTGGCGATAATAAGGCGTACTGACGCACCGCCAATCTTTGTTGGGTCGTAGGTAAACTCGTACGGGAGGAAGCCCGAGAGCGAGTCACGGATTAGGTGGTCGATGAAGCCCGTGAAGGTGCTATTTGGTCGGTTGGACTCAAAGGACTCCATCTTCTCGCCAGGAGCAAGAGAGAGAACTTTGCCACCGATGAAAGTGGACGCTTCGTTCGGGTCGGTCAGACCGTTATTACCATAGTCCTGCGGACGCATCCCGAAGGCTTCGAAGTCAGACTGCGAGCCATCAAACTGTGGATTCTCACGGGTGATCGTACGGGTGATGTCGCTGGAAGTCTTGACGGCCAACTTCTCAAGCGAAAGGATTTCCAGCATATCAATGATGTTATTGATGCTGTGCTGGAGGGGGCTGTATGCTCGGGCACCCGAAGCCAGTTCTGGCTCGTACATATGCAAAACTGCATTGGCTGGAACCTCACGGCTAGAGCCGTCAGAACGCAGGACATTGTAGTAAACGGGGGCACCGTAAGGGCCGAACATGATACCGTCCACCATGCCAGGAGGCGGAGAACCAGAGGCGGCGTTGCCGACACGGTGAGATTCGATGACTTGCAGTTTAGGGGCACCGCCTGGGCCACGGGTCTTGATGATGAAGCACTCGCCGTCACGATCCATCAAGCGGCAGATAATGTGCTGAAGTTCAAAGAACGAATAGCGACCCGTAATGTCCGTGTTCTTGGATGCCCATTCACGGAAATAAATGTCGGCAAGGTTATCCCACATTTCATCACCAGACTCGGCTTGTGCCTTGATGCCCGAACCGACCGAATAAAGTGCCATGTCACCGATGGCCTGTCTGATAAGTCCCGCATTTAGTTCCAAGTACCGCATCCTGCGGGTGGTCTCCATGCGGTCGAACACCGTCATGGTTTTCTTAAAGTCCTGCGGCCAAGACGACCAAATCCAACTACGCTTGTTGGAGAACTTTGCGGACTCGAAATTACTGAAGATGCCAGGCCCAGCGGACGCCTGCTTCTTTAGGGCTGGGCTGACCGTAACGCCTGGGGCAATCTTTGGAACTCTAGACGCCTTGATGGGCGAATCTTTCTTGGTGGGTTTCTTACGCATTACATCGAACGGAAATTATTGAGGCCGTTATAAACACGCACCCTATCGACAGCCCCATACTTTTGGGGGTCTTTAATCTGCAAAGCATAACGAGACTCGACAAGAACCGTAGTGATGTCGATGGGCCAACCCTTGACCACGGAGGTACCCGAATCCGAGTATTCCATCATGGTTTTGCCTTCCTTGAGCAAGGTAACTGCTCGGGCAACAATGTCCTCAATGTCCTGTACGGACAAAATAGTGAAAATACCAGTTGCTCGAGCCATTTGGAATTAGCCCGATGTAAAGGGGTCTGCGGCCCACTCATTTGCATCACCAGAGCCACCACAGCACGACACGCCACCGAGTGAAC